GCCACGATTGCCAAGGCATGCGCAATTTGCTCCGCCACGTCATCGGGTGCAATCTGCGATTGGCCATCTTGACCCGCATCGCCCTTCTGGCCTTGCGCGCCGGTTATTCCTGGATCGCCTTTCTCTCCGCGCTCACCCTTTTCTGGCTTGCGCGCCTCGACCGCGGCCAACCGCTGATCAAATTGCCCGATCTGCATTCTATAAGGCGCAATATGTTCCTTGATAATATCGGCAATCTCGCGCCCTAAAATATCTTCAAGCTGCATGGCCTAATCCCCTGCGGATCGCGTCGAGCAAGGCGCGCTGATTGATTGGTGCGGGTGCTGGCGTTGTCGGACTTGGCATCGGTGCCGGCGCCGCCGGTAAGGCCGGCGCGTTGGCCCGGTTGGCCAGTGCCTGCAGGGTAAACATTTGTTGTTGTGCCATGGGCGATTCGCCGCCGGTTACATCGACATAGCCGAGCACGCGTCGCGCCTCGTTCGGCGACAGGATGCCCTTGCTTACGGCTTCGGCCAATACCGTGATCTGCGTCTGCGAATCCATGCGGAACAGGCCGGTAAGGTCGAATTCCGCGCGATAACCAGCGCTGATCAGGCCGAGGCCTTCCGACAGGATCAGCTCAATGTGCTCGATCAGGCTTTGCAAACATTGCTTGTAATATTGCAGATCGAGCAGTTCAGCGTTTTGATAATTTGGCGGATCTTTCGCCCCAACCATGAACGCCGGGATGCCGAATGCCGTGCAAATCGTCTCGTTGTTGTGCTTGAGCTGCTCGATCAATTGGCTATCGACTGCGTTCTGTTGCAGCGGATTCCATGTCAAGCCGCTGCCCAGGATCGCCACCTTGCCCTGATTGATGCCGGTGTAATTGCTGTGCCAGTTATTCTCCAATCGCGCTGCAGTAGCCTCGTCGATGTTGCCGGGCGCCGTCAGGATGCCGGAAGGTCGCGCCGCATTTCCAAAAAACATTGCGGAAAATTGTTCAATCGATAATCCGCGCGCCGCAGGCGCGGCTGTGGAATAAAGCGGCGACATGCCGACCATCTTATGGAACAGACAATTGATGCGATCGTGCATGATCTCGCTGGCCGGAATCACGACATGTTCTTCGAGAATACCGGCCAGGTGATCGGTATTGAGATCGTAGAATAACGATCCGTCCAATGCCTCCATGGGCTTGACGCGATTTGGATCGAGCACATGCAGCGCGCTGACAACGTTGCGGTTGTCACGTTCCTTGAGGACGTAAGCGTTGCCGGCGCGCAGCTTGGAAATCATCCAGCTTTCAAAGAATTGAATGCGGGTCTGGTAGCGATTTGGCTTATTCAGGACGGTCGAGAAAGCGCTTGCCGTTGTCTCCTGCCATACCTGATCGACCGGCTGCATCAGTTTGAGCCGCATCTTGGCGATATCGGCTGAAATCATGGCGACGCAACGGTAGAGCGTCGCATTCTGCAGCGGATTTTCCATGCTCAACGGCTGATTGCGCTGCCAAGCCCCGGCAAAAGGCTCGCGCACAATCGGCCACCAGCCGCGGTCATAGACATTGGTCGGCAGCATCGGCGACTGCTTGCGCACGGAAACCTCGAAGCCGAGAATCTTCATCCTTTCTCGGCCTCGAGTTTGCGATGCCGGTAACGCTGTTTTTTGCGCACCGGCACCGCGTCTTCACTTTCCGCAGCCAGCTTGGCCGCAGACAACACCATGCGATGCGCGTCTGATAACGCCTCGAACAGTTCGCCCGCTTCAAGCTTGCGGGAGTTGTATTCGAACGCCTTCAACGCGCGCATCATCATCCGGTCACCGCCCCGCCATAGGCCGCGCTGGTGAGATAGAACACGCCTTTGTCTCTCCCGCGCATCCATGTGATGTAACGCTCGGCACGCACGAACACCAAGTTGTTCTGGAATGCCGAGACCAGATGGTAGTTGCCGGCCGCCGGTGCACTGTCCAGTTCGACCGATGCCTCGCGCGACACATCGATTTGCAATCCGCCCTCATCCGCCACAAACACCGACGGTGGATGAATTGCGGTGACTTGCCCGGCCGGTGAATTGTTCGAGGTCAACACCGTGATGCCGAGAATATTGCCGCCATTGCCATTGACATTCGGGAACGCCACCACGCCCAAAGTTGTCAGCATGGTGCCGATCGATGTCGCCAGCACTGGCTGCATGATCAAGGTCAGATTGTCGGTCGGGATATTGTACTCCTGGAAGTGGAACAGGATCTGCCGGATATCATGGATCACCGCAGTGATGTCGGTCCCGGAAGCGCTGTCGGTGTCGGCGCCGTTGGTGATCGAAGCCGGCGACACGTTGGTCACCGCCGTTACCGTCGGCTTGATGAACTGCTCATCAAGGAACTTGGCGATACCCTTGGCCAAGTTGTCACGCACCAGCATTTCAACGGACGGGCTTGAGAAGCGCGCCAGCTCGTCGGTGACACCCATGATGCACGCCGTCTTGGCAAAGGTCAGTGTGACGGTATCGAATGTCCCGGCAGCCACGGGCTTGGAAGCGCCTTCCCCGACCCACTGTGCCGTAATAACGCTATTTTCACGCGGGATGCGCGAATTGAATGGCACCCGCGTCAATCCGGGGATGCGGCCGAGATAGGTCTGCGGCACCAGGAATTCGAGGAATTCACTGGCGAGATTCTGCGCGTAGACCAAGTTTCCGGCCCATGTCGCAGATGCCACCGTGCCGGTTGCTACCGCCGCCTTGATATCCATTTCGATCTGCGGCCATTGCGCACAATATTGCCGCGCCACCGCAACAACATCGCGATGATAGAGATCGGCATGCAGTTGACAGGCCAGCCGCTTGATGAGGCCGAGACCTGGCGGCAGCGTCGGTGCCTTCACCTGGATAACAGACGAATGCATTTCAACGCCTTCCTCATTCGATAGCGGCTTTGCCGTGTTGATCAATTCCTTCTCGATCAGGCGGCAATCTCTCAATTCCCGATCAATCGACGAAATCTTGGATTGATGTTCGTCGAATTGAATGACTTCGGATTCATCCTTGGTACGATCTTCTTTCGCGACCGTCTCCTGAATTGCGTCACGTGCGCCCATTTCAGCGGCGCGTCTTGCCTCAAGTTGTTTCATTCTCTCTGCGTTGGTTGTCGTGGCCATAGTCGTGGCCTCCAATTTGATGGAACGGGATGCCGAGACGCCGGCGGGTTTGTCTTTGTGGCCTGACGCGGCCGGGATTACGGCTTGCGGTTGTTTGCCTGACGCGGCGCGCAAGTTATGATAGATAGCGCGAATGGTATGGATGGAAGCATCAACGTTGGCGGGAATCGTGACGGCCGATAATTCGAGAATTTCATACTCGTCGTATTGAATCCCGCCGCCCTTAAGCATCGTGATCTTGTCGGCGGCGGCCTGGAATCCAATTGACACCGCACGCACCAGGCCCAATTTAATACTTTGCCATGCCTCATCGAGCCGGTCTTTCAATTTGCCTGGCTCGACCGATTTGGCGATCTTTGCCCTGAATGGAATGCCGTCGTCACGCGCCTCGGCCCATACCACGTGTCCGATTGGTTCGCCCGAACGATGCTGCCATAGCATCGGCATCGGCAGGCTGAACTTGGCGCCGCGCGGCTTGACGATATCGCCAACACGATCGACCGTCGGCGTCGAGGCAACGCCTTCGATGATGCGCTGGTCCTCGTCAAACGATTTGATGTCGAGCACCGCATAGGCGCGATTGAGTTTTGACATGGCTTTTCCTTTGAGATGCGTTAGCCGACGAAGAACATCTGGAATGCCGGTGCTTTATCTGGATTGGCCGACATAACAGTGGCGGCGTCGAACAGTGCCATGGCCGGATCGATCTTGGCATCGCCAGCATTCTGCTTGGTCATGCGTATAGCCGTGGCCGTAGGTTCGATTTTGCAATTTCCCACTGCCCACGCCATCAGTGCGGATTTATTATGCCACAACGTGCCGTTGGCCAGCTTGCGCTCGGTGCCCTTGATGGCATTCATCATGGCGTAGCCTTGCGGCGCGCCGATCAGGTTTTTTTCGGCGACGGAGACTCCGATTCGTCCGAGCGCGTCCACGACTTCACCGAGGCCAGCAGGGTCAACAGCGACAGCCGCCAGAAGATTTCTTCGCTTGATGTCGCGAATGATCTCAACGATGGCGGTGATGTCATCCAATTCGTCTTGGACAATTGTCAATTCCCCGTTATTCTGGAAATCCTGCAGCGTTGCCGCGATGGTTTGCCTTCGCTGCAGGACGCTCTCGTGACACCAAGCATGCGACCATGCCAGCCAATGTTTGGTCTCGCGGCAACGTCCGAGAGTACATAACCCAAATAAATCGTCTAACCCGCCGCCATCTAATCCTGCCACCACGATTTCAGACCGTTCGAGCAATCGCTCCAACGTCAAAGTCTCGTCGGTCTGCTTTTCCCAGAATTCCGCACCGGCCCATCGGTCGCCCGGCAGCGATAGCCCGATCTCCACATTGAAATGTTGCGATGCAAATAATGCCAGGTCGCCCTGCCCCTTGCGCTTGGCGTCGATGAGCTGTGAGCGCAGGAATTCCGCATCGACCGACCGCCCTAAGTT